GCGGGGTTTTGAAGGCGAAAAAATAAAGATTTCGAAGGTATTGAACCGCGAAATAACTGTACACCGCTACAAGCTCGAAAGCTCAAAGGTTTTCAAGCAAAGCGGTTCCGATAAATGCCTACACCTTGAGATTTCAATCTCAGAAACAAAGCATGTTCTTTTTACCGGCTCAACCGGGTTAATCGATGTGATTACACAGGTTCCCGCTGACGGTTTCCCGTTTGCAACTACAATTATTGAAGATAACGAAAGATACATTTTTACATAATCATGGATATAAATAAACAGACAAATGCAATTAGATAAAACACTTAGATCACTCGATACGCTTGGTCCGTGGATCATGAAAATTGATTTCAGGGAAAGCCAGTGGCACGCTCAATTCTATCCGGGAATAACGGTAATAGCTTCGTCAATATCTGATGTGGCTAAAAGGTTGCAGAAACATGTAATGAACGAAATAATTGAACTGGGATGTGAAAGCCTGAACATAACACCAGCAGAAATAACAGTTAGAACCAGGGAGCGTGAAATTTCGGATAAACGCATGGCAATTGCCAATATTTTGCTGTTGCACTTCGATCATATTATAGGGTACTCATTTATGGCGAAAAGTCTTGGCTGGGCAAACCACTGCATGATACTTTACTCGCGCAACAATGCCGATGTTGTTCCAGTTGCCAATAATATTAAAAAAATAAAATCTCGCTACCCTTTTTTAGCCGACGGATTCAAAACATTAAGATAATCATTCACTTAAAAAAAAATTAAAAATGAAAACACAAAAACAGGCTAATAATTTAACCACAAAAGCAGCAACAGTCTGCACAATCGTATTTCTCATCATCGTACTGTTATTGTTTGCCCACCACAGCAAAGCCCAGGAAACAGGCTACTATGTAGTTGTAACAATCGATAAAAAGAACGAGATCATAAAAACTGCGGATAAGCAGCTTGTATCGAATTTAATTGAACAACAGTTTCCCGGTTCAAACGTGAATCTGGATAGAGCAATTTACCGAACGAAACAACCCTCTTTTGAGATGTATGCCGGAACCGATGGTATTTATGTTGAGGAAAGGTGGATTGTAAAGGTCCGCAAAAATGGAAAGCTGAAAATGAAACGGAAGGTTAATAACTGGAGGTAAAAAATGAGATACTCAAAAATATCTTCGAACTCATTTATTGAATTGAAATCAGTAATTAGAAGCGGTAACACACCAGCCAAAGCTATAAACGAAGCAATTGAATTCGTTAAAGAACACAATCTGGAATATCTCACTTTAAATTATGGCGGTTTTTCAATGGCCATTGATGCTGAAACTGATATAAAGCAATTGGTTTCAGAGTTTAATTATTGGCGGGATATGAAAAATAATAAAAAATAACATGAAACCATTTAACGGAAAAGCAATTTACCAGCCAAAAGGAAAAGCGGCAGAGTATGCAGCATGGGCTTGTAATTTTTATGTTGGTTGCAGCAATGGTTGTACCTATTGCTATTGCAAAAAAGGAATTTTAGCAGGTGCAATGGGAATGGACAAACCGCAATTAAAAAAGTGTTTTAAGGATGAAGAACATGCTTTTGAGACATTTACTAATGAGGTTGAAAAAAACAAGGAAGAATTACGAAAACATGGATTGTTTTTCTCTTTTACCACCGACCCAATGATTAGGGAAACCAAAAGATTAACTATTCGAGCTGTGCATTTTTGCAACAGAATGAATATCCCAGTTTCTGTTCTCACAAAAGAGACCGGGTATATTTACTTACTCGGCATGTCGAGTCACTTTAAAATAAAAAAGGAGTTGATTGCTGTTGGGTTTACACTAACCGGACATGATGAACTTGAACCAAATGCTGCTTCAAATGCAAAAAGAATTAGAGCAATGGAATTATGCGAGGAAGTTGGCTTTCATACATTTGCAAGCATTGAACCTATTATAAAATTTAATGACAGTTTGGAAATGATAAAACAAGCAAACTTTAATTGTGATTTATTCAAAATAGGTCTTGAAAGCGGAAAGAAATATTCATCACAAACCATAAGAGATTTCATTGAAGATGTAACTGAGTGGATTGATAAATCAGCCAAAATCTATTTCAAAGATTCACTACTCAAAGCAGCGGTAATAAACCGCGATGAATTGCCTGAAAATTGTGTTAACAGGGATTATAACCTATTTAATCAAAGATAATGCAAGCCCGCTACATAATTACAAAAGAAACCCACGGCTTTGTAGAGTGCTCAGGCTGCAAGGGAGTTGGCTACAAGGTTACCCAGTTCCAGGGGAATAAATTTAAAAGCACCTGCACCCGCTGCGGCGGCAGTAAACTCGAAAAAATTACCCACAAAACAGAGGTGACACTGGAAGAAGCCTTAAAAGAAATTTTACCTACATTTAAACACTATTTCAATAACCTTTAAAGTCAAATAAAATCAATATTTATGAAAAAAGAAGATGTAAAACTTGGCGATTATGTTTTTGATAAAGTAAATAATTGTGAAGTTGAAGTAAAAAAGTTAGAATCTGGATACTTCAGTGATAAACCAATTATTTTTGCTGTAGAATTAGAAATTCCCATTCATGTTGAAGAAGATTCAATTTTATGGTATTTGGAAATTAATGACCGGCCAGATTTTGAATTTGAATTAATAAATAAAACCATTGATTTGTCAAAAATAAGGGAAATGCTTTATACCGAATTTAGGGCAGAATCTAAAATACAATTTGAAAATGGTGAGATTGGATTAAGTATTCATTTAGACGGTGATTTTTACTATATTTTATTAACGAAAGATACAACAATCGACTATTTCAAAAATGAGTTTATTGCGGAAATTGCCAAGTTGAAACAACGCATTATTGATGATTTAATATCTCCTTCAATCAGTTAACAGTAATTTAAAAATAATTTAAACCAAATTACAATGGACTTACCAAAAATTATTCATATCGATTATGAAGGCAGTTTTGTGCAAACTTCGTCAACTGTGGCGATTGTGTTTTTAGTGCTTGGCGAAATTTCCGCAGCTGTTGTGCTGTTTACAAATGTGAGTTGGGTTACAGGTGCAGCAATGGCAGTTGCAGTGTTTATTATCTTTGTGGTTTTAATGGCTTTGTCGAAACTGCTTGAGCATGTTTACTACCTGCGCAAAATTGCTGAGGCTAAAGCATTTCAAGAAGGTTTTGAGATTCAAAAGAAAAAGTTTGATTAAGTTACAACCACATTCCTTATAAAAAAGCCTGTTGATAAAATCCAACAGGCTTTTTTAATTCACATGTTATAATGGAATTTTAACTTACAGAAGATCTTCATGGGGCGATATCGTCCCGGAAGTAAGTTAAGATAATATTGGTTTGTTGTTATCATTCCCCCTGCGGGGGAACAAGAAGGGGGCTTCTATTGTTTTATTAACTACGCCCCGTTTTTTGTTCTTTTTGATTATTTTTGACAAAACCATTTATTGATGCGCGGATCGGAAACTTTATATCTTCCATATTTTTGCAGGGAACAACCTGAAATCAATGAAGGCAAAGGCCGCAGCGGCTATCTGATCGAACGCCGCGACAACAAACTTATCTTCCGTTATTATTACCACACCTGGTTAAAGAAAAAAAGCTACGAAGAAACCATAACAAGGTTGAGCTTTGAATTCGATCTGGCAGAACGTACCATTCAGGACCGTTTGATGCTTAACTCCGACACGGTTAGCGAGATCATGAAGAAAAAACCGCCCGTGTTCGAAATGAAACGCGAATATCCTTATTTCACCTGGAGTTAAACTTCTTCCTCAATTATAACTTCTTCCTCAAATGTGGCTGTCCACACCTGTTTCACCACTTTAATATTATCCTCCCGTTTTTCGTTGGTCTGGCTTTGGCGGCTGAGCCCTCCAAATTCGGTTGTATCAAAACCCTGCAATGCTGAAAAAACAGCCGAAACAGTGTCCCACATGGCGAGTGCTTTGGTTTGCACAGCTTCAGGGGCGGCACCGTTTGCCTGTCCTGCCGGTTCAAATGCCAGCCTTATTGTAATGGCCACGTCGCACATTTGCACAAGCTCCGAGTTGTCAACACACTCAGGCAGATCAATATCGATTAAAGCACAAGGGTATGCTACTGAAGGGCGAAGTTCGTAAAAATCAAGCTGTCCCATATCGGCATCAATCCAGCGCAATGCCGGAACTTTTGTTTTAAGCTGATTGACAATTGAAAGATAAATTGTTTTCATAATTACTCTTTAAATATTTTGTTTACATACTCGCTAACCTTTGTATTCAGTATGTTGTTTAAATCGGTACTGCTACCCATAAACTGCCGCCGTGGAATTGCAATGTGCAATTGTTTCTTTTTTGTGAGTGCCAAACCTTTCCACGGTGAAAACTCCTCACTTCCTTTTCCAACCGTTTGATAGTGTTTCGCCCAGGCAAATTTTTTCATTTTTGCGGTTACAGGCACAACAATATTTCCTCCTTCATTGTGAATGCGTGAATAAGGTTTATCGCTCCGGATGGTTACCTTTCCCACACCCGGAATAAAATGGATGCTGTTGTGCAATTCCTTCCGGCGTGAAAGCAGTGTGCCGTATTTACCATCGGCACCCTTAATTGTTCCCAGTCGTTTTGCGGGTGTCCACTTTTTAAGTGTGCCATTCTGAAAACCGCCTTTCTCGAAACTGGAACGGTAAAAGTCAACAGCATGTTTACCAACCAGGCGCGGGATGTCTTTTTCAATTGCCTGTTTAATGCGATTGATTTTTTTATCGATAACTTTTATGGCCTGCTCCGGTTTCACTCTTTTTTCTTTAACTGCTTAATAGCTGCATTTGCTTTCTTTTCCGCAATTTTATTTAATTGCTTTGCGGGTATTGCGGTTTCTGTAAACACCGGGTGAGTTTTGGCAAACAGTTTGCCTGTGTATGCCGGGTTTTCTCCAAGACCTTTGTCGGGTGTCATTCCGGCTGTAATGTCGGGTATTTGTGTTTCACCTTCATCGGTGTTGGTAATTCCGCATTTGCAGTTCCACAAATCACCCGGATAGTTCTTTTTCCAGAACGGGTGACTGATAGGCAGAACCAGGTTATAAAACGGAATGTGATAGGTCCGTTTTTCAACCGAAGTTGAAGGAGTCCATTTCAGGTTAGGGAACAAATCAGCATCGCGTTCAAATTCTTTCCAGCGGGCTGAATTGCGGGCACGCAAAACAGCAGTATCATATTCAGTTTCGAGCCAGCGGTGATTTTTGGCAACAATGGCTTCGGTATCCTTTTTAAACTGGCTGAAGCTTTTTAACTTACCATCAGCATCAAGCAGCAGGCGTGCAATCTCATTCTGCTCCTTGTGCGTTTTGAATGCGGCAAAAACTGCGCTGTTGTGTTTTAACTGATAAGTGAATTCAAGCTCCGGACTTGTTTCTGAAATATCGGGAAAAGCAATATCAATACCTGCAACAAGTTTCTCGAAAGCAATTTTAAAAAGGTTGGGTTCAATTTCGCCCTTTGTGTCAATCAGCCCTTCATAAATGTTATTCAGCGCAGCTTCAACAAGCCTGGGAATATCATAAACCTCAACAACGTCAACTTTCAGGGTTGTAAAGTCTGTCGGTTTCATCGCTGCCGCCCCGCTCCCAACGGGGCTGAAACGAAAAACTAAAAAGCCTTTCGAACCATTTCATTTGTGTTTCGGCAGGTTTCTCTTTTTTCTTTTTCTTTCCAGTCTTTTCTGGATCGATATTCGGATCAGGTTCAGCAGCGGGTTTTGTTTTTTTGCCGCCCCCGTCTTTTGGTTTCGGAATGCCATAAGTTTCGTAATAATAATCAGCTTCAATTTCAACAATTGCGTCAAGCTTTAAATCCACTTCAACCCGCTCCTGAAGGTTCAGTGTTTCACCAATTTCAGGGAACCCAAATTTTCCACCCTGTACAGGATACCCACGGGCTTCGAGCCTTGGCAATACTTCACGGTTAAGAATACGGGCGATAAACCGCCTGTCATCGGCATGAATGCCTTCCTGCACGTCCATGTGTACTTCGCCCAGGCTGCGAGCCCCCTTGTCGCCCTGTACGGTTGTCATGCTCTGGCCAAGTATGCCATACAAAATTTCTTCGTTGCAGGCATGGCGCAGCTTATCATACAAAGCGCCGTCACCTTTGCTTGCAGCATCCTTTATTTCAACTTCGCCTTCCTTTGGAATAACCATATAAGCAGCCGAGCCCGATTCTTCACCTGCCTGGTTTAATGCAATGCGGGTTTGTTCATCGAAACTATTGTATTTGAATATGCGCAAAGGCATTCCAAACAATTCGGCAAACTGCGCCCAGTCGCCAAAGTTGCCACGCTTAAAGATCACGTAAGGGCAGGCTTTCAATATCAAACCAAAAGTATCGCGGCCATTTGTACGGTTGGTTTTCACTTCAAGGAAAAAAGGATCATCACGGTAAGGTGTGCCGGTTTCTTCGTTTTCCTGAATTGTGATGATGCCGGTTTCCGGGCGAATGTGGTTTCGTGGAATACTGTGTGCCGTAAATTGTTTTGTGTAATCGAACTCAAGCACAGTGATTCCCCAGAACTTTGCAAGCAGAATTTCACGCAACATGTTTTCCCATTCCTGCGTGTCCATTAAATCGGTGATCTCATCCACTTCGGTATCGTTCACCGTGAACATTAAGTCAGCGTTGGTAATTGCCCTTATGCGTTTGTCAATAGCATCCGACAACACGTTATCAAGCAAAATATCTTCATACAGATCATAAAGGCGGCTTCGCCTTTTATTATCGGCACTGCGCAGGGCTAAGCGCCAACTGTCAATGTCCTGGCTTTGCCTGTTTAATGTTTTTACAACAATCTGGTTAACTACCAGTTGTTTCTGACTTAGGGTTTCAGTATCTTTTTTTCGTGTTGCCATTATTGTTTATTAAAAGTGATTACCTCTTTTTAAGTTGCTGCCAAATATAATTTTGCCAGGCTGATCGGTTGTTTCATCGGCTGGCAGGTCGGGACTGATATCACCCCGCTGCACACCTTTGAGCCAGCTAATTGCCGCATTATACCTTTTTTCGCGCAACTCCATGTCTATGCCGGGATTTGCAAGCTGAATGTAGTGCCACACTGCAATGTCCTTTACAAATATCAGCAGCAGCGCGTTGCGGTTTGTGCCTGTTGCCGCAAAAATTGCAGCAACGTCATAATCCTTCAGGTAACTTTTAGCCTCAGCAATTGCACCATCGATTGCGCTTTGCGGAATAGTTTCATCACCACGGTTAATCGCATCACCACTCTCACCATACAGGTGTGTTGATAATTCAGAAACGGAAAGAAAAGCCATAGTTTTATATTTTTATTAATTCAGTAACTGCTTTGAAAATTCGGGCAGGCCGGTAAGTGTGTCATAAAATGCCAGCGGTTCCATTTTGGTAACGTTCACCGTTGGCTGAAACTCCTTGTTTCGCCTGCGCTGTTTAATATCAGGGCGGCAAAGTGCCTGATACCTGTTTTGCAGGAAGTAAACCCTGTAACGTACTTTGTTTTTCTTTTGTAAACGTTTTGCTTTGCGAATTGCACGGCGTAAAGCGGCAGGACGTGCATGATAGTTTTTCACACGTATTTTAATCCAGTTTAAAAGCCATTTAAAAAATGTTTTCATAAGTTTCATTTAATATCGTTTTTTATTGCGGTGACGGTGACCAACGGCAATGCCTTCGCCCAAAACCTGCATTTTACTGTTGGCAATCCACTCGGCTCCTTCAATACAGTCGGGACCATCGGCAGGCGCATTCAGTTGCGGGTTTACAGCAAGAAACTGCTCTTCCAGGCGTTGCATGTTTGGGTTATCTTTTTCAGCTTCGTTTAATACCAGGTCACCCCGGCGGTTAAGCGGTTCAAGGTTTCCTTCAATGCGTGCAAATTTGTCGGGCTTTTTTCGTTCATCGGGACTAACTGCAATGTAGTGGCCTTTTTCCTTACCCTTGTTTTTAAACAGTGGTTGAAAAACCTGCTCATAAAATGGGTCCTGCAATGAGTTGTTTTCTATGAAATTATAGATTTGGGTTTTCCCGGCAACATAAAGCTCAAGATCGTAAAACCACTCCACAAAAGTTTCGTTTTTTACCTGATCGAGAAAACCTGTATATACATAGCTTTTGCCTTCGAACTTACCCAGCAGGAACAAAGCCTTAAATGAGTTGTTTTTGTTTTCGCGGTTACTGGGCGACGGGTCGCCATAGCACACTATATTTTTCAGCTTGTGCAACGGTGGGCATTTTCCCCAGGTCATTTGCTTAAATGTGGTTCCTTCGCTCACCGGGTTATTCATATACTCGCCCTGGTAAGCTTTCATGCTGATCTTGCTTTTTATACGGGCAATGTGTTCAGCTGTGTTTTTTTCGGGCCATGTTGAATTCCCGTTTTTATCTTCCAGATTAACAAGGCTCAGTTTATCACTCATTTTTCCGGCACGTACAACGCAGCAGTCTTTTGCAATTTTATTGCCCAGGAATATCACCTGAAAGTCTTTT